CCACAACCTTCTGAACAGTAGGCTCGATTGACGCAACAAATTTGCCGAAAACATCACCGACTGTCGTTACAGCATTTCCTACAAGGCTTAGACCCTTCTCGGCCTCTTCGCCAGACTCTCCGATCTTACCGATGGAATCTGAAACTGTATCAGCGTCATCCTTCTTGAATCCAGAAAATAGACTGCTCATAGCATTCGCGAGCATTTTAATTGCGTTGAGCGGAATTACAAGGATATTCCCAAGGACTTCAAAGAATTTAGTAAGGCCCTCGCCTTCACGAAGTGCCGTATCAATCGAGACAATAAAATCGCCAAGACCACCAGTGAAGTTCAGAATTCCTTCTTCACCGTTACCAAGAGCTCCAAGCATCCTGCCAATAACACTCAGGAAACCCTCAATGACCTGCTTGACAATATCGAATGCTGCGAATAGCCCAGCGAAAGTCCGCTTAAGGCCATCTGCTGCAGCATCGCTGAGCTTGAGCCCGGCTGTAAAGTCTGCAAGAGCCTTGGTCCCGTCGTAAAGCTCTTGGGCAGTCTTCCTAGGAAATATCTCTCGGAAAGCTTCCTTGATAGGGGTCAATACCGACATCAATGCATCGAATGAGTTCTTGAGAGCATCGATCATAAGCGTTCTGCCGCCAAGATCTTTCCATCCGGAAAGCATCTGGTTTCTGGCTTCGGCCGTTTCGAAAATCATACCGCCAAGAACGTTGTTGATGTCAGTCCAAAGGACTTTTGCTTCCTCAAAGTCACCAAATACAATTTCCCAAGTCTGAGCCCACCCAGAGCCTGCAGTCTCCTTAAGCGTACCCATAAGTTGAGAAAATGTCTTGACCTTGGTAGCCGCATCAACAGCAGTCTCGCCCATTTTTGTGATGGCGACAATCTGCTCTTCGGTATAGCCCATTTGCCGAAGTTGCTCTTCGCTAAGATCTCCAGTGAACTTGCTAAGTGTTTCTAGCAAGATTTCGCTACTCAACCAGCCAGTCGTCAATGATTCTCGGAAACTACCTTCTTTAGCGATAATATCGTCGATGGCTACGCCATGAACACGAGCCGTCTCTTTCAATGAATCTTGGAATACCTCACCACCCATACCTGCATTGACAACTGAGTTCCAGTCCATCAAGTGGACCGTACCGTTAGCAATTGCCTGCGAGAGTTGGTACATCGCTGTAGCTGCTTGCTGAGAATTAGAGCCAGAAACAGCAGCCAAGTTAGAAATACCCTTGATAGCCGAAACTGACGTATCCAGATCAACGCCTGCAGCCGTGAATGTCCCGATATTCCGGGTCATCTCACCGAAATTGTAAATTGTCTTGTCAGAATATTCATTCAATTCGTCAAGAGCATCATTGACCTGATCCAGCGTAGTGCCTTTAGAACTGGTGTTGGCCATGATGGTCTGGACGGAATTCAGTTGAGTCTCATACTCATGGAAACCAGCAATCACCGGATCAAGCGTAAAAGATTTGACCAGCTGAGCTCCAGTGGCCATCGCTTGAGTGGTAATGTTCGACAATGCTGTAATAGCCACGGTAGACATGGCCATAAAACTCTTGGATACGCTAGTTACGCTTCCCTCAAGAGGACCAAGATTGATCCGCTTTGCAGCGGCGTCCAACTCCCCAAAACTAGCAACAGACTTGCTTACATCCGTGCTTTTCTTGAGACGATCCATGCTGTCGATCGTCTGTTGGACACCCTTTTGGAACTGAGCATTGTCGAACTTCATGCTAACAATGCGATTGTCAACACCACTCATGCCGAAGTCACCTCTTTCCACACACTGTCAGCGATTTTGTCAAATATAGGCTTTATAGCTGGGTTGATGAAGTCGACACCATGGACGTACCCACCCGTCCCGGTACCATGTCCGTATTGGAGCAGAATAACTAGGGGAACACCACCGACAACGTGCCTATTAGTCCAAGTGATGGAGTATGAACCGTTAGTCTCCGCGATGGAGTATTCCCAACCAGTAGCAGTCACACCAGTATCTTGAGGCGTTGCGCGGGCCAGAGCATCTACTCCTTCTTTCGCGTATCGCTCAAGATTCTTGAATATGCTTCGCTTAGACATCTTAGACAGAAAACGTTCCGTATTCCGAAAGTCTCCAGTCGATTGGATAACAAGCATTGCTGCTCCGTTCAACGTTAAGAAAGCCTATAGACTCCATTTACTGTGGTTTCTACTAGACGAGATGTCGGCAATGCTGAATAAAGCCCGTAAATATGACTTGGGGCCAGGTCAGATCCTCCGGGGGTTAAAGTGGCTATACCTGTCGAAAGATCTGGAAGAATCCCGAAAGGACTCCAATTAACAATAAGGCCAATCAATGTTGTTATGGATGGAAGTTCAGCAACAGTAGCCTCAATCCAATTAACATCGTTTCCATCTAGAATACCAAAATTGGCATCTGGTTCTTCGCTTGTTCCACCATCGATGAAAAATGAATCTACCTTGGAAGGAGAACCACCATCGATGATTTCTTCTTCCATGCGATCGTGACCGTAGAGAAGCAATTCGATTTTCGCAAGGACATCTTCTTGCAAGTATCTTGAATCCAGAATAACGTGCGAAGTAGCTCGATACTTCTCGATTCGAACAGGAAGCCCAGAAACAGACCAAGCAAAATTCACTGGTGATGGTAAATTACTCCCATTTTGAAAGTTTCTGGGCTCTGATCTAACGGTGAGATTGTAAAGTAGATGAATCTGGTAATCGTTTCCCAAAGGCGATGTTTCAGACCCTAAAAGTGTCCTGTAGCTCAAGCCAAACATCTTGGGGTTCTGATTGTCGACGAACAGTGCTCCATTCAACGAGCCGTAACCATCGTAATCCATGAATTCGTCTGGATAAGTGAAAGCTACAATCTTCGCGTTGAAATCTCCAAAACCGTAGAGATCCAAGTACTTATCGCCGTCTTTATACAGTGGAGTGGTCTCTTCCCCAGTGAAAGTTTCCTCAACAGACAAGAGACCATTCCAAGCAACACCTGTGTTATCCGACAAATAGAGAACGCCTCTATCGACACCAGACTCGAAGAACCGTTTAGCTGTTTCGTCCCATACCAGTCTAGCCATAGAAACTCCTCATAACGTTTATCCGGCTACATGCGGCAAGCCATCATCATGGATCGTATAGATGTTGGCTGGGAACATCTTAGCCCTTTGCGAAGGGCCTAGATACGACTTATGGACCGGATCCGGAGTGTCTCGGCAGATCTGCTCCTGCCACTTGCAAACTTCAGCTTCAGTCATGTCGAGATACTTGCCCGTGATCGGAAGATTGACTCCACCACGAAGAGGGATCCGATTTAGTCGATGCTGAAGTTCCTTGACAGTGTCAGACGAAGCATCTCCATTCGACGGTTCACCGAAACCGAGCTTGCTCGTGTAGATGTCCTTGGTCACGTAAGGTCCATCGTTTGCAGGATGCGACGGTTGAGCTGGCTGCCAATCAAGAACCGGTTGAGGATTCTCATGAATTCCGCAATGCCAAGTATTCTTGGTACGAGGCATGTACTCCATATGGAGATGCGGTCCAGTTGCATTGCCCTCTGAGCCGACAGTCCCAATATAATCTCCAGCCTTCACGCGAGTCCCATCTGGGAGCCGGCTACTAGCATGAGCGAAAAATACTTCTCCGTCACCAAATGGCTGACCCTTGTCTGGACTAATTGCGAACTGATGATTGCCAAACGCCGATCCATAAGATCGATGCCGAATCTGTCCATCAATCGGAGCATAAATATGCGTTCCTGATGGACATGGGAAATCTACTCCGGTATGGATTCCATTTCCGCTTCCATCTCGAAGACAAGACCAATGCCTGCCACGAACTCCGAACCTTGTCGAGATACCAACACCATGAATAGGATACATTTGATTCCTTTCGGTTAAGGAAGGTAACTTCCGGCCCAAGCAATAGCTACGTACGACTCTGAGATTGTCATGGCATTATCTGAATTGAAGTACCATAGAGACAAAGTAGCAGAATCCCCTTCGCCAGTAGATGTTATAATGGAGGAAACATGCGAGCGACCTGCAGTTCCATGAACCGTTGATCCCCAGAACAAATTTCCATTCTTGGTTCCAATTCCGGCATTATAGTTGTTAGTTGGATTTGAATTTCCAGAAAAACTAACGTGACCGCTAACGTTGTAAACGCCTTTTGGGACCTTCAACAAATGATTTGTTGAATCCCAGACAAACCCACCCACAATTTGTTTAGACGAGGGCTCCATTGCAATTCTTGTACCGCTGGTACCTAAGACCAAGTCTGTAATTGCACCAAACTTGAGCAATGCTGTCGGGATAGCCCCACCAATCGGATACCAACCGGCTGCTGAGTGGT